TAATATACCCGCTTCGGTTGCTTTGATTGCTGTGTTACGTAATCCAACGTTTTCATCTTGTGCTAATTCTAAGAACAACTCAGGGTTTGCATTTGCAAACAACCTTAGATCTCTTTTAATTTCCTTAGATGATAACTGGTTTACCGCGCTACCCATCTCTACTCTAAGTATTGCCTCAGCATCGTCAATATCCATTTCTCTCGCAAATACCGCTGCATCTGTTTGTAAATCGAGCATTTCTAAATCATCGTATGCTTCTTCTACTGGATCAAACTCTTCGTATATTCTACCTTTTAAAGGGTGATACAAAGACAACAACTTTTGTAAGTTTTGTTTCTCTTTAGGTACTCTTAAGTCCCCATCCCTAAACATAATATGTCCCATCGTAGCTTCTCCATCTTGGTCTTCTTTAAACGGAGAATCGTGGTTGGTTGCATATCTAATTTCTTTTTGTTTGCCATTTATAGGATCAAAATAAAGTAAGGCGTGCTTTCGCGTGTGCTTACCTGGTATTGTTAAAGTTAAAGGAGTATGTCTACCTGTTAAGTAATATATCCTATCTTTAATTTCCCATTCTGGTTTAGCTGGTTCCAATTCTTCTTTAACTGGTATAACCTTTTCTTCTACTATTTCGGTTGGTACAAATACTTGTTCAACAACCTCTACTTCTTTTGCGGCTTTTTTAGCCACTGGTTTTTTATTTGCCATAATATAATATAATTTAATAGTTTAAAAGTAATAATTACCCCCGTTGATATAACGAGGGTAACAATTACATAATTTGAATCCTTAGATTCCTCTGAATAGTACAAAGTTGTTAGCTGCTTGAGTAATCAAACATCTTTCAGATAGGAAGTTTACTTCCATTGCATCAAGAGTTGAGTTACTTGCTCCACCAACAGATCCTGTTAACCAAGACTTCATTCTACGGTCATCAGTTTGAGAAGCTCTATATCGTACGTGCAAAAATGGACGTCTGATATTTGTTCCTAATATTTGATCGTAAACAGTTGAAGTTCCAGCTGGCACTAATACACCTTCAATTGAGTTAACTCCATTGATTGCTCCACGAGTAGATGCATCATTTAAGTATTTCCAATCTGTTTTGTAAAAGTCGTAAGATCCTCTACGGAATCCGCTAAATCCTAAGTTTAAAGCCATTTCGCCAGAATTTTCAAACAAACCGTAAGCAACTCCGCCTAAAGCTCCTGAAGAAATGCTCGCTAGCATGTCATCAAAGTCTAAAGAGGTTTGACGTTGTAAAAACAACATGTTCTCTTCGATAGCTCCTTGAGTATCTAGGTTTTTAAGGATAGCGTCAAATTCAGTTAATCCGTTAGCCGCTGTAAATCCAGTCTCTACATTTCCTCTAGCTTGGATAGCAGCGAATAAACCTTGCGTTCCTGGCTGAGTTAATGGGTTTAAAGCAGACGCATTTAGTTCACCTTCTACCATTGACATTTCTAAGTAGTCTTCAAAACGTAAACGTGTTTCAGATTCAGCTTTCAAATACCAAAGGTATCCGTCAGTTCCATCTTCAGTCGCTACATTCACCCATCCGATCTGCGCAGCATCTGATCCAGATACAACATACTGATCTCTAATAATGATTGGTGAGTTTGAAAATTGTGTTAGTACAGGATCAATACTGTTTCTTACAGCAGAGTTACCCGCTCCAACAGCAGCGATAGTTGTTCCTTTAGAATAGTCAGATCCGTAAACGAATACTTTTAATCCCCCCGCGGCAAAGCCTTGAGCAGTTAAAGTAGTACCCGCGAAAGGTTGAATAGTAATTGTTGCACCTGCACCTGCACCTAGTACAGACGCTGTAACAATACCTTTAGCTTCTAATCCAGTAGCTGGATCTAAAACAACAACCGTGTCATTTACAGAAATTACATTCTGTACTCCCGCTACAGCTCCTGGGTTCAATGTAATAACAGATAATGTACCTGCTCCATTGGCCTGAGATGCTCCTGCGTAAGAAATGTGTAAACGGTTTTGTTCAGACCAAATAACTTGATCAGACGACATTGGCATTTCAGCGCCAACCATTTGTAAAAATCCAGATAACGTTCTGTTTCCATAACGCTCTACTTCTGCTTCGTAGATTTCTGGTAAATATTGCTGTGCAAAGTCAGCAAAGTTTCCTGGTACAGCTCCTGCCCCACCATTGTTGTTCCATTGTAAATAATTTGTCGCAAGTAATTGCGGCACTTGTGATGGGATTAAACTCCCAAACTGTGGTAATAAACTCATAGTTATTAGTTGTTAAACTTTTTAATTTTTAATTTTGATGAGTCCGCTCCAGAAACTGATTTCACTTTGTATGCCCCAAACTTGGCTCCTTCCATTGGCGCAGCTTTTCTTGCACCTGTTGATGGGTTATTAGATTTGTTTACAACATCTCTAATAGCATCGGCTTTTCCTTGTTCGTAAAAGTGATTTGCCATTTTATCGGCATTTGCACCCGCATACAATGCTTTGTGATACCCTGCGGTATCCTCAATCGTACCATCTTTTCCAAGGAACTTTCCTATAAAATTGCTGATGTCTGATTGTTTTTCTGCTACCTGTGATGGGTTTTGCACGCCATATCTAAATTTTTTCTCGCCTAATGTGAAATCGAAACCTTCGAAATTTTCATTAAGTAGTTCATTAGTGTTGGCCTTAAACTTATCGTGGTTAGCGGCGTTTCTTTCCTGGTCCTCTTTATATCGATTAAAAAAGTCCGATGCTTTTTGTTGATCCGGAGATAAGCTAGGTGAGTTCAACTTGACCTCATCGTAATACTTATTTTTAGTATCATCTAAAAACTTACGGGCTTTTGCAACCTCTTCTTTATATGCGAGTTTTTTTCTACGGATATCTCGCTCCTCATCTAATTCTTCATCAAACGCAAAGTTGTCATCGATCATAAAATCAATTTCGTCTGCGCTTAAGTGGGATTTAGTAGTTTTATAATATTCTTTTACTAATACATCGCGGTCTACATCGTCGTAATTAGTATTTAATCTCAAGTAATCTTGCATTGTGCCGCCTGTTTCCCTCATAAAATCCACTAATTTAGTAATGTTTTCAGGCAATTCAGGCTGTGCTACAGCTGGTTTTACTTCTTCTTTTGGTTTACTTTCTTCGGTAACTTCTTTGATGACCTGCTCGGATACTTCTCCGACCATTGTCGGGCTATCCCCGGCTGATTCATCCACATCCACTTTTTCTGTGCTTGGCTTTTGAACGGCATCTATTCCTTCTTTAGGTATTACTACTCTAGTTACATTACTTGGAACATCTACTAAAGGCTCTTTGTTCCTAGCAGCTATTTGTTCTTCCGTAAGTTTTGGTTTTGTTTGGATCTTAAAAGACCCCTCTGTTTTTTCATTCATGATATGATATTATATAATTAAAAATACTTGTTTATTGGGGCATGAATTGGGACACGTCCATGCCTCCCATAGCTCCCGCATCACCAGCCTCAAAATCTTTAGGCATTCCTTTATTTTGCCTTTGCTCTATCATTTGACTTTGTTGAGTGCCTTCTTTTTCTATTCTTTTAGCTTTTGCTGCATCAGCGTTATCCTCTTTTGCTTTACTTGCTTGTAAAGCGGCTTGAGCTAATTTTAAATCATATTGAAATTTAGTTGCCATTATTTCTTTGCTGATTTGAGCCTCTGCTTGCATTCTCTGCATTTCAAAGTTAGATTTTGCTTGCTCTATTGCTACCTTTTCCGCTGTTAAAGCCTGCTGCTTTTGCACCTCAGCCATTGCGGCTTTTTCAGAAGCTTCTGCATTTGCTTGTGCTTGTGCTTGAATATTTTGTTGAACCAGCGCCTGTTCTCTTTCCTGCTTCTTTTTTCTTTTAACCTTTAGCATTTGATTAGCTAGCTTAAGGTTTTTTATTGACTTAAGATCAATCGCATCTTCAATATCAATTTCTTTTGTTTGCAAAGATATTTGTATTGCTTGTTGTAATTCAGCTTTTTCTTCTTCGTCTGGTTCCATTTCTAAAAATATGCCAAAGTCGTGCAGATTAAGGGTTTCAATCTCTTTTAAAGTCTCCACATTAAAAGTAGACACGCTGTTCATTAAAGAATTTTTAGTAAGAGGAAAGCTTAGCACGTCGGCTATTTTAAGCGATATGTTTTCACAAGTGCTCAGTGTTAATTGTATACTAGCATCTTGTATATGCTTTGTGGCAGTGTTGGAAGCGTTGGCTGCCATTTTTTGCAAGCCGACTAAAGAATTAGGGTCTGGCGTAGCTCCATCTCTTGCCTCGTTTAATCCAGTTACATCTCTAATCATTTGCATATTGTAATTATATGCTGTTATTAAGGATTGTATTTTACCTATACCTGAAGAACTTGATAGCTCCTGAATGGGTACCTTTCCTCTGTTCATGTCGCCATCTTGCGTCATAGATCTACCTACAACGGAACCCGTCTGAAAGTACATGTTTAGTGCCTCAGCTGGATTATAATTTGTGCCGTTACCTAAATCAACTTCTGCCAGCCCATCAATGTCTAAAAATATTCCGTCAGGAACCATTCTAGACAGAACCTGCTGCATTTTTAAATGTGTTAATTGTATTACGTCGGCAAAGCCAATACACTTGCTTATAATGGATTGTATAACTCCTTTATACATTCTAGGCGCAGCTATTGAGTAACTCATCTCTACTCTAGTTGTA